TTAGGCTACTGAATCCTTTAGTCTTTGTGAATTCTAACACAGTCTCAAACTTATCGTTGAGTTCATTCTTGTGGGAGATGATAAAGATGTTAGCATCACTGATGATGTAACGAATAATTTTTAGGAACTCTTCTGTCCCAAAACCATCCAGAGAACTGTCGAACACTTCATCCATGATCAGCAGATTTGTGCAGACGCTGTTCTTCAACTTAGCAATCTCACGCCAAGTGAATAGAAGCGACAAGTCGATCCTCATCTTCTCACCTTCAGAGAACGACTCATAGGAGAAGTTCTCATGTACAGGTGTTTGAATTTTTTCTTTGAACTCCTCATCAAGCGTGAAGTTGATGTAGAAGTCCATCGTCTGTAGGTACTTATTGACCTGCTGATTAATCAATGGTAGATACTTTTTAATAATACTACTCTTAACCCCATCATCCTTAAGGAGTAAGTTAGCTTGTAAAAAGTATCCGTATTCTTCTTTGAGTTGCTTTAAGTCAGCAAGTACCTGTCTTAGTTCTGCCTTGTACTCGCTTAACTTTTCATGTTCAGAATTTCTGTTTTCAAGTCTACTGGTAATAGTCTGAATTTCCTGTTCCAAACTTGCTCGTAGTTTGTTGGAATTAGAAATTCTAACATTGATTTTAGAAAGTTCATTCTGGGTGGTAGTAATCTCCTTTTGCAAGTCAAGAAATGTCTGTTGACGTTTCTCTTCTTCCACTATAGCATCTTCAAGTTCTTGAAGATTGTCTTCGTGAGAAGTTAAAACTTGCTGGAGCTCATCAATCTTATTTAACCGAAACCCATCCTCAATGTCTTGAGTGCAGGTAGGGCATACCGTATTGTCTTTAAAGAAATCTAGTGTCTCACTAGTATGCTGCTTTTTATTGCTAATCTTACCTTTAAATTGACCTAGTTGACGCAAGGCATCGGAAGCACCACAAAATTGCTGTACTTCTTCAGTCTTTCTTTCGACTTCAGCAAGTAGTTCGGCGGACTTGTAATTGTATTCGTCAGTCTCCAGGAGGATTTGAAGTATGGACTCCTTTTTTTCAGAGATATCATTCTGACCGGTCTCCTCAATCTGTTTGATGAAGCTTTGTTGCATCTCAATTTTATCAGCAATGGTCTCTTTTTTCAAGTCCAGTCGCTGTAGAGTCTCCTTAGATGCCTTTATACGGGTCTTGAGGATGTCCAGCATAGACGAGAAGACCTTGATATCCAGAAGGTCCTCAATGACCTCCCTGCGGTTCGCTGCGGACAGTTGCATGAACGGCACGAACGATGCACTGCCTAGGATGACGATCTGTGTAAAGGACTTGTAGTTCAGCTTGAGGATATTCTGCTCCAGTTTCTTCTGCTGGTCTGCTGCAGAAGCATCCTCATCCAGCATCTTACCATTCATGTAGATCTGGAAGATATTGGGTTTGATACCACGGATAACTTTATACTCGTTCTTGTTGACGTTGAACTCTACCTCAACGAGACAATCTTTCTCGTTTGTGGAGTTTACGAGTTGTCCACGATTGATATTTCTAAAAGCTTTATTAAACAGAGCGAAACATAAACTGTCAAGAATTGTGGACTTACCCGACCCATTTTGACCTACAATTAGTGTGTTCGGTGTTTTATTCAACTGGATCTCAGTGAAATGATTACCAGTTGATAAAAAGTTCTTATAACGAATAGATTTGAATTCAATCATTTAAAAATTCTTCCTCAAAAGAACCCTTTTCAGCAGGAGCACAAACAACTCCTCGCCCATCTTCCAAGCGAATTAAAAATGTTTCACCATTTTCAACTCTATCCAGGTAGTCATCAAAACTAGCATGAAATGTATCAAAGTCAACTTCAATCATCATCTGGTGGGGGTGGAATTACAATATCGTCTTTAGTGATAATAGTATACCTCATTTCTGCCTGCTCGCAAGCACCAATAGCAATAGCATCAGGAATTTCGACAACATCCATCTCTGGATTATCATCTTCTTCCTCCATCATCATAGCATATCTTGCAGCATCGTCTTGTTCTTCAAACAAAAAGACTACCTTTTCGCCATAGTCATTCTTTACCGCATATGCCCCTTCGTCAGACATGCCTTTGATAGTAATAATATACATTACATCACCTCACATGCCTCTTGATAAATTCCCTTAATCAAACTTTTGATCTTGTCCCTATTTAGATCTGTCTGCAGATCATCGACATACTTATCGAGAAGGGTGATGGTGTCCTCTGTCTGATTGACGATCTCACCATCAAAGGTCATCTTCCCAAGGTTCTCAGATATCTTTACGTCGTATGGGTTTGCCCTCATCAAAGCATCCAAGAACAGTTCGTACTGCTTCTCATCGCTTTTCTTATTAACGTAGATCTTTACGATCTTATCAGTATATTCGGAAAAGTTGATCAGTTGTCTAGGTGTGTCATCATAGGAAATCACCTTGAACATCTGGAAAGGATTATTGATTGTCTCTAGTTCGTAGGTTTCTGTGTCGAAGATGTGAAACCCACGGTTGTCGTTCACATCATTCCAGAACATTTCATATGGATTGCCGAGATAGAAGATCCTACCATCGTCTGATCGTGTGTGATAATGACCCGAGAACACACGGTCAAACTTGTCGTAAGGACTAGCACTAACACCTTCAATCATACGGTAACCATGATGAGCCATGAACCCGTTGAGTTCTAGGTGACCCATTGCTACCTTACACTTACTATGTTCGATAGTCTTGTAGGTATGCAGTTCACTTTCTGGACAAATCCAGGGAATGAACAAAACATCTAGACCATCAAGATTTAGTTCTGTGGGTTGATCAAAAGTTGTAACGTTATCATACTCTCGTAGTAGAAGGTCGATAGCATTGACCTCATTAGTGTTCTTATAGAACGCGGTGTGNTTNCCCACAACGGAGTATAGTTGGATGTTATTTGCTCGTAGACGGTCAAAGTAATTTCTCTTAGCCCAGTCCAGACTATAAAAATCAACAGTCTTCCGATTATCAAAGGTATCACCCATGTCCACGACAGTATCAATCCCACGATCCATAAGGGTGGGAAAGAAAATTTCGTCGTAGAACTTGAGGAAGTAGTCATGGAATAACTTAGATCCTTTTTTGAACCCGAAGTGCTGGTCCGTTATGATAGCAACCTTCATCGGTTAAATCTATATTGTACAGCGTCCTTGATTGAGTTGTACTCAGATGCCCTATCGGATTCGTCTGCGACGAATACTTCGTCATATCCAGTTCTTTCGATTAGTTTTTGTCTAATCTCCAGTTGCTTCTTCTCCTTCTGAATACGACGGAGGAAAGCGTAGTGAATAATCTGGGTGAAGTATGCAAACGGGTTGGTAGATTTCTCTGGATTGAAGTTATGAATATACTGCACACAGTTCTCAATTCCGTCACAAATCATGTCGTCTTTGAACATGTAGTTGACGAAGTTTGGTTTGTATGATAGGTGTGTAGCAATCTTCAAGAAGCATTCACCTAGGTAGTTTGTAATCCTAGGTTTAGGTTCTCCTTCTAGTTCTGCCTTCTCAATAGACTTCTTGTATTCAAGAATAGCAGCAAGAAACTCCTTGTTGTTTACATAATGTTCTGATCTTTTACGGGTCATTATATTAGATCTATATGACGATATTATAACATGAACTAGGGGGGCTTGACAAGTATTCAAAATATGTGTAGAATAACTCTGTCAGGGTTCAAGGGATGGCTTTAGCTACTTACTCTTAGACTTATAAAGTTTCTCTAGAATAGCTCTTGCTTCATCTACTGAAGACAAATATCCCATTTTACGAGACACATCTGGATGAGACTCTTCTTGGAATCCAGTCTCCTTCAACTGTTTGTACATATCAATGATAAGTTGATTTCTAATCTCACTTACCGTTACTATTTTACTTTGTTCTACTAGAAACGTAGTTTCATCAGTTAACTTAATCCAAGGTTCAAGCTTGTACCCGGAGGGTACATCCGAACCTTTGGTTCGGATTTCTTTAAGGATAACTGGAGTATCAACAATGATATGTTTTTCTTGAGACTTATCTTTAACTACAATACACAGAATTTCTTCACCACTGATCAGTTTTACTGATGCATAAAATTCATCAAACTGTTCTTCTGGTTCAGATTTTGATTTGAATAATCTCATAATTAAACTTCTCCTCGTTGTAAAATTTTATACGTTCGATGAGATGATTTAATGTATAGTTGGATCTTGATCCCTTTTTGCAATCATCAGCAATGTCGTATAGCGTTGCTTTGAGTTTATTATCACTTTTTCTTAGAACCCTACCAATTGATTGAAGTGTTCTAATCCTTGACTTGCTTGGTGATGCAAAAATTACATTATGCAAGTTCTTAATATTGATACCTGTTGAGAATGTGCCGAAAGAAGCGATGATAATCGCGTTGGTTTCCTTCTCGGTAATCCTTCGGACCTGTTCTCGTTCTTCAACGTCCACTCCACCGTGGACGAAAAATACTTGGCGTTCATCAGTATTTAGCAGGTCATAAAGTACCTGTCCATGTGCGGCAACCCGACTATACAAAATCAAGGTATTGCCGTTCAAATCCCTTGCTAGGTTCCTAATAAACTTATTACGCTTCTCGTGACCAATTAGATATTGCACTTCATCTTCATACACCTCAAACTTCTGTGGTTCATGTTTGAGTAGTAGAACATTGATGTTCAGTGTAGCAAGGTATCCTGCATCCTGTAGTTCTTTGGTGTTGACGATCTTGTAGGATGGACCGAATAGACCTTCTAGCACCCACTTGTGCGTCTGTGTGCCGTCTAGGGTGCCTGTAAACCCATAGCGATACTTTGCATCACCCATCTTGGTCATGATGCCTATAAGCGACTTAGACTTGAACTGGTGTGCCTCGTCACCAATGACTACATCGAACTGACCAAACCATTTACGGTCCATTTTGTAGATCGACTGCCAGGTGCTAATAATAACATCCTTCTTAGCAATCCTGGTCTTACCACCATAGATCTTGTAGCAGAAGTGTTCGGCATTCCACCCATAGTCCTCAAAGTCCTTGTACATCTGCTCGACCAAGGATGTGGTTGGAACGATGATCAGGATCTTTCTACCTGCCTCTGCATGGTACCTGGTGACTGCATAGATCATCAGTGACTTACCAGACCCCGTAGGACTGATCAGAAGGCGTCTGTTGCGCCTCAGAGCGTCGTATATGCCTTCTACCTGGTAGTCCCTAGGTTCATACTTGGAGATGCCTGTAACGTAGTCTCTGACGCCCTCCTGGGAGACCATCTCGTTCTCCTCATATGGGAGACCATAGAACTTATTATTTTCAAACTCAAAGGTGTAGTTGTAACGATCACAAAACACCTGTAGTTTATCGATCAAACCACAATAGATTTCACTCTTCTCAATATTGAAAAGTCTTATCTTCCCATCCCAATACTTACTCCTATACTGGGGCATAAAATGGGCTCCAGGCACCTCAAATGTAAACTGGTCCTGTAGTTCGTGTTTTATATGTGGGTCACATTCAATTTGTAAAAAGACTTCGTTCTTTTTCTTGATTAGTAGATCAGCCATAACCTGCCGTGAAACGCCGGAATTCGATAGCGTTCTTGATTTGGTAGGTTCTATTAGAAATTTGCTTCAGGATCTCTTCCAGATACTT